TCATTTTGTTTCTCCTCTTTTAGTAAAGTTTTGAATTACAATAAATTTGTCTTTTGGTAGGGTGCCTGCTACACAAACTTTAAGTTGGTCTTGATTAGACCAGGCACCAGATTTTACAAGATCTTGTAGTGCGATTGATAATTGTCCCAACATATCTGCCGTCGAGTGAGTAGTTGAGACTGCGGCAGAAGGAGCAAATGGTGGGACATCTTTAGGTATACTCACAGGTTCTCTTCTTGTTCAGTCAGGATAACACAGTCGCTGGTGGGATATGCAACACAAGTGAGCACCCAACCATCAGCAATCTGATCATCATCAAGGAAGGATTGCTCTTCATTATCTACTGTACCAGAGATAATCTTACCAGCACAAGCAGAGCAAGCACCAGCACGGCATGAAGAAGGAAGATCGATACCTGCCTCCTCAGCAGCTTCTAGAATATATTGATCATCAGGGCACACAAAAGTATTTTCGGTGCCATCTGGTGATTGAAGAGTAACGTTAAAAGTAGTCATTAATAAGTCTCACAAATTTTTTCTACGGATGCTGCCAGTAAAACAAAAAAGGCAACAGATGTTATTGTAAATAAAATCTCTGTCATAGTCAAGTGCTTTGTTAGAAAATCCCAAAAAACAGTTTGCCAGTAGCAGCATATGAGATGGCACCAGCAATAATTCCCATCATCGCCCAACGCCCATTATACATCTCAGTCATCTGCATGGGTGTGAGCAATCCCTTGCGGTTATACTCTTGATAAACCATGTCGGGCTCTTTTGCCCACATATTCTGCTGACCGAATTCGTTAGTAGTTACAGTCATATAAGATTTGTAAAGAACTGTTACAGAATTATATAGCAAAAATAAAGGGAGGTCAAGCCTCCCTTGTTACGGTTTCCACACCTTATGAGTATAAATGCTTACTATTTTCCTTCCCACCCAGGAGGAAGAGTTCCAAAATAAGGATCATAATCAAAAACAGAATTCCAATCAGAAATATCAGAAGACTCATTCCTCCAAAATTGCCACAAACCATCATAACTAGATCTGTGGAAAACATCTATATGATCTTTATGAATAGTAGATCCCAATTCAATTTTATACATAAACAAAGGAATTGCATATGTATTTCCAGAATTGTAAATTAGATCATCCGCAACTGCTCTTGGTTTAACACCATTATCTAATTTATACTTATCACCTCTACAGTGAAGATTAACCAATTTTTGAGCATGATGCCTTGTAATCAAATAGCAAGCAGTTGAAAAATCATTAACAAATCTTTTATGCAATTTCATATGAATTTGTGCTGGGTTAATTATTGCTAATTGAATAACATCATAATCATATGGAATTTTAGAATAAAAGTCTTTCCAGGAAAATGACCAGTGCTTAACAGTGTCTAGATCACAATCATCTTCCATCACTAATACACATGGATCATCAGAATTTTCTAAGAAATGTTTTAAGCATTTTAGATGAGAGGTAACACACCCAACTTCACCAGAGTTCATCATAGATGGATATCTACCTTTAATAATATCACTTAAGTCATCATCCCGCCCATCATATGCAGAAATACGAGTATAATTTTGAACTTCCCAGTATTTAAACTGTCCTTCCATATATTCTGCTCTTTCTGGTTGCCCATCAAGATTTAAATAATAAATTGGAGGAAGTCCCTTGAGTTTATATGATGCTTTGTTTTTATCCATAATTTTAAGTAAAGGAGTTTAATATAAAATCAAGAGCTTCTACTTTTTTAGATTTTCCAGATACATTATAATTATTGTGCCAGGAACAGGCATTCCTAAAATGTAAAAACTTTTGTTCCAGATGAAGTTCAAATCCATATCCATCATCATTTTCTAATAAATTTAAACCGTTAAAAGTATCTGGATATTCTACATTTGATGGTTTGAATGTCAATTCTTTCAAAAGAGGGTAAGTACCTCCACCCGTATCAAGATTTTCCCCACCAACAGTACATGGAAGGAAGTTAAAAGAAATATCCTTAGTCTTGGCAATATCTAAGATAGTAAGACCTGGCCAAACATAAGTTATATTCCCCCTTGATTGAGAAAGACCAGAAATATCACACCCCTCCATATATTCTTCAAGATTGAATTTATCAATTAAGAACATATCATGATCCACAAGAAGAGCATACTCATCCAAATGATTTTTAAGCATTACATTTTCATATGTCCAAGTAACTGCTGACCCATGATAAAAACTTGGACTTTGATTACCTTGTGATCTGTGTGGGTAGAAAGATGCTCCTTCTTCCAAACACATATCCCTAAACTGATTTAGATACTTATCATCTCTATAATCACAGACTGCATTTAGTTGATATTCTCCAATAAAATATTTTTTAAATAATTCTATTTGCTTTTTAAAAAGGTCTGGTCTATTAAAAACAAAGGTAAAAATTTGTGTTTTCATAGTTGTGCAGATAACCAGTCTTCGAGTTTCATAGTTGGAGACCAACCAAAAGTCTTACGGAGTTTTTGATTGTTAGCAAGACTAACTCTTGCTTCTCCTGGACGCGGAGTAATATTTACAGTCTCGTGATCAAACATTCTAGCGATCTGGTTAATAGAATAATTATTACCAGTTCCAACATTATAAACCTGTCCGAATGCTTCTGGATCAGGATTAGAAATGGCTGCCATAATATTTGCTCTTACAACGTCACCAACATAAGTAAAATCACGACGCTGATTTCCATCTCCAACAATAGTTAATGGTTCACCAGCATCACGTTGACGAAGAAAAATACCAATCACAGGTGCATATTGCCCACGGAGAGGTTGACGTTCTCCATAGACATTAAAATAGCGAAAACAAACAGTTTGGAGTCCATAAAGATCGGTATACATTTTACAGAGTTTCTCACCATTAACTTTCGAAACTGAATAAGGATTTAAACAATCGTCTAGTTGAGTTTCTACATTAGGAGTTTGATTCATTCCATATCCAGAAGAAGTGGAAGAATACATCACTCGTTTTACCCCAGCCTCGCGGGAACACTGTAATACTGTACATGTCCCTACCGAATTAATACTAACTGCTTCGATGGGATTTAAAATAGCAGGTTGAATACGTGCTTCTGCTGCAATATGAAATACATAGTCTACTCCATCATAGAGAGGACGTGTGTTCTCATAATCACGAATATCATACTTATAATTTTGTGCTTTATCATTCCAGTAAAACTGATCGTGAGCATCAGAATACTCATTATCAATCACTACAACCTCATGTCCCATCTCAAGAAGACGATCTACGAGGTTAGATCCAATAAATCCAGCACCACCTGTAACTAAACTTTTCATACAATTCTTAATGGTAAATAAACACTTGGAGATCTATTTAGATCTGGGACATTTTGAAGCCTAGAAAGATCATACTTAACACTATCAAAAAATCTTTTAGCGTCGCTTACATGAATTCCAACATCTTTTATTTTACAAGTTGTAACTGCATTATTATATCCACTTTGATTAAAGAAAGGATCATTAACAGAATATACGTTGAAATATTTTTGAACTTCTGCAAACCCCGTATCTGGATTATATCCGATTATTTCGGAGGCATGAAATGATATTCTTTTACAAATATCAGCATATTCTTGGCTAACATACATTATAGCATGAGTTGCAAGCATATTATAAACTCGAACTATTTCATGATCAACAATATCATAATGAACAAACGGCCCAGAAAAAGACATATACCTTCCCCACTGAGATATTCCCAAATAAACAGCATCTGCATCATCAGGCACTTCTATAATTGGTTTAAAATTGTGAATTTGACAATCATCTTCAAATAAAATAAAAGGGGCTTTAATTTTAGAAAGACCAATATAATGAGCTCCAGAACATCCTGCAGGAGGATTTTCTGGATTATATGGACCCTCAACTCTGATAATATTTTCAAAACCACACTTTTTAAGTAAGTCTTGAGTTTGTTTATTTTTTTCAGTATGATGCTTAAGATTAATATAAACAGCAGGTACTTTTCTTAAATCAATTTTCATAGTGGATATTGACCCATATTAATTTTTTCCTGATTAAAAGAACTTTCTTTTTTAAGAGCAACTATTTTTGGTTCGAAAGGATACTGTGGATGACCAATCAATTCTTCTGGGAACATATAACTTGGAGATAAAGACACTGGAGGATTTTCATTAAAATACTTATTTAAATGACTTTCATCGTGCCATTTTGCAATTATTCCATTTTTTTCATCTTGATCAACTCTTTCAGAAATAATTTTTGACATTTTTAAAAAGTTTTGTGATTTTCCACCCACAAAAGCAGCGGCATAGTACCTATTGTGATTTTCATCGGAAATATAAGCAGTTGATTGTTTACGTTTTTCATATGGATATATTTCTTTAGATTCCATAATTTTATATGGATGCAAAACACCAACAAGTTCTTGAAGTACTTCATCACCAACATTATCTAGAATACCAACATCAGAATCAAACAAATAAATATAATCAAATTTTTTTAAATATTCAGATTGTGAATTAATATAATTATATTTTTTAAGTGCTGGTTCTGGCCATGGTTTATGAGAAATTTGAGAAACTTTTACATTATCTGATGCTTCCACTTCATGGTCAGTGAAAAGAAGACATTCTATGTCATGCCCATTTAAAAAATACTGATCCACATCATTAAGAAGTCTTTCAACAAATTGAATATACTTATTTGTTGCGATAGTTACGATGCAAATTTTCATGTTGTTATGATCCAATCTTTTAAATACAAATCTTCCGTATTATGATTTATACAATCACCACCAAACCAATTTTTAGGCGCAACTGTTTTTTTACTTTTTGCTAACCAAGACCCCCACCAACTAAAAGAACTATTACAAATTATGTGATAATCACATAAACTCATAATACAAAGATCTATATAACAATTACCACTTTCAGATATTAAAAATCTATCATCTGAAAAAATTTCTTGCTCTTTACACCAAGAAATATCATCCGATAATATTAAAACTGGTAAATCAGAATCAAAATACTTAAGTGCATTTAGGTAATAATCTAATGTTTGGATTGGGTGATTTGGATCAGAGAGATAATCATCTCTCCTTATATGAAGAGATATTGCTGAACTTTTTCCAACAATAGATTTAAATATTTCTATCGTTGGATCATAAATTTCTGGAATAAAACAAAAATCTTTTCTTATCTCATCCTCAATATGTTTAAAGTATTTTTCAGATTGAAAGTATCCCAATAAATCTATATTACCAGAAATATTAAATAATTTTTGATCAAAATTAAACTTAGTCTCTGCGTATTGTGGAAAATTTGTAATTGATCTGTTACATTTAATATCAAAGCAAGCATCGATATTACTCCTTGTATTATACGCTTTACCAAAATATTTTGTTTCTGGTATAAAAAATTCTGTACTATTTTTATTTGCTATTCCTTTAGTTGATGCATACTGGAACATTTGATTTCCAATATGCCCATAATTTCCAAGATAATTAAATGATATCATATGTATTTGTTATAAAATCTTCTAATACTTCAAATTGTTTTACTCTTTCTAAATTATCTTTAATTGCATCCATTTTATTATAATACAATTCTTCAGATATGTAAAATTCTTCTGTTAAATCCAAAATTCCATCTTTATTAAAATATGTTCCAATATCAGATGTTCCCAAATAAATTGGTATAGTTCCCGTTGCAAAACAATCTAAAATTTTTTCAGTAAAATATGTTTCATAAAAAGCATTTTCAATTGCAACAGAAAACATATATTCACATAAACCATCTTCTTTATTAGGAATTTCATTAAATCCTCTACCATAAAGATCAACTTGATCTTTCAACATTTCTACCCACTGCAATCTAAGTTTATGTCCAGGAATAAGAGATTTATTCGAAGTAATAAAAGAAATCATTTTAGATTTTGAGTAAATTCTAGCATCCTTTATCCAAAATCCACCAGTTGGGCACCATTTAAATCTCTCATCCAAATCTAACAGTTCTTTATTATTTGTAAAAATATACCTAAAAATTTCAAAATATTTTTTATAATTATGTTTTACTTGATCGTGTATATAAGGAATCATATCTCTCGATTCAAGAAGCCATCCATACTTAATACCAAATATTTTATCGTGGAAAGCATTATTGATTGCACCATCAATATAAAAATTAATTCCTATAGATTGATCAAAAACCCACTCAATATTTTTAGAAATTTTTCCATGAACAGAATATCCCTTGTTTCCATGGGTTAAATGAGTAAAAGCATTTCCTATTAAGTTTACTTTAGTTCTGTTCATGCCACAATTTGATCAAAAATATTTTTTAAAAGATTAATCTCCTTTTTGCCTATCAAATGATTATTTCCCAAATATATTCCATTATCATGCACATAATCATCTCATATCCAGATAAAAATGGTTGCTTAAGTAGATTTCCACTAATAATTGGTCTGTGCTCAATACCGACTTCGTCAAAAATTAATTTTAATTTATCAGATAATTCTTTGGTTTTGCATATTAAAGGAAAACAAAAATTACTACAAGTTTGCGGTATTAATGGTATATAAAAATTAGATTCATACTTAGAAATTAATTCAACAAATTTTTTATAATTTTGATTACGCTTTTGAATGTACTTATCAAGTCTTTTGAGTTGAGATAAACCAATTACAGCACAAAGTTCATGATTTCTGAAATTATATCCATCAGTTATAAAAAGAAACTGATTTGAAATATCTGGATATTGTTCAGAATACTCTCGATATCTGGTAGATTCCCTTGCCAATCCATGACTCCTTTTCATACGCATTAAGTCATACAATTCATAGTTATTAGTGGATACCATTCCACCTTCAACTGTCGTCATATGATGCCCAAAATAAAAACTAAAAGTAGCACCTAAACTATCAGATCCTCTTTTAGATCCATCTAGTGATTTACATCCATGAGATTCACATATATCATCCAAAATCAAAGCGTTGGGAAAAAGAGTGCGGTATCTTTCAGTATTAGCAGAAAATCCAATTAAATGTGTAACAAATATCAATTTAATATCAGGATGTTTTTCTGCAATATATTCAAGATCTTCTTCACAAAAACTAAAGTTTTTTATATTAATATCACAAAAAATAGGAGTAAACCCTAATTGAATAACTGGTCCAACATTAGTTACCCAAGTACAAGATGGGACTAAAACTTTATCACCATCCTTCAAATTATAAAGTTCTTTAACTGCAGAAAGAAGCAAATAGTTTGCAGTACTTCCAGAAGAAACATATAAAGAATATTTTGAACCTAACCACTTACTCCATTCATCTTCAAACTTTCTAACCATTTTACCATTAGTAAAACGATCAGAAGTTAAAACAAATTTAGCAAGATTAAATCTATCACTTAAAGTGATATTATTTTTCATCAAGGGCCATTTAAATTTCATTTTTTTTATACCATTCGTATGTGTTTTGAATTCCTTCCAAAAGATTAATTTTTGGTTTCCAACCAAGTGCTTTGATTTTATCTATATTTAATAACTTTCTAGGCGTACCATTTGGTTTTGTAATATCCCAGTTAATATCACGATCATACCCAACAACATCAGCAATAGTTTTTGCAAGTTGTTTAATAGTTACATCTTCACCAGTGCCAACATTAATATGCTGAAATTCATTATAATTTTGCATACAAACATAACACGCTTCTGCAAGATCATCAACGTGCAGAAATTCTCTCATTGCAGAACCATCACCCCAGAGTTTTACTTCCCATTGTCCACTATGATTGAGAGCAGCATGAAACTTAGCAATCATCGCAGGAAGAACATGTGATGTTTCTAGATCAAAATTATCATTAGGACCATAAAGATTACATGGCATCAAACTAATTGCATTAAATCCATACTGACGACGATATGCCTGGCACATCATAATTCCTGCAATTTTAGCAAATGCATAACCATCATTAGTTGGTTCCAACGGTCCAGTCATCAATTGATCTTCACCAATTGGTTGCGAAGCAAATTTAGGATAAATGCAAGATGATCCAAGAAACAAAAGTTTTTCTACACCCCAACGATAAGCAGAATCAATAATATTAGTTTGAATGCGAAGATTTTCAGTCAGAAAATCTGCCTTATAGTTATTATTTGCCATAATGCCACCAACTTTGGCAGCAGCAACAAAAACATAATCAGGTTTTTTAAGTTTAAAAAAGGTATCGGTTGCTTCCTGATCCGTAAAATCTACAACTTGACGAGTTCCTTTAATAATATCAGTATATCCTTTTGCCTCAAGGTTTCTCACAATTGCAGAACCAACCATTCCGTTAGAACCACAAACTAATACTCTAGAATCACTGTCCATAAATGCACATATCCTCAACTAATTGTTCAAATGAAATTTTAGGTTCCCAACCTAATTTTTGTTTTGCCTTAGTGGCATCACCTAATAAGGTCTCTACTTCAGCAGGTCGGAAATATTTAGGACTCACTTTTACAACCGCTCTTTTAGTATTTTTATCAATACCGACCTCATCCAGTCCTTCACCTTCCCATATAATATTCATACCAAAATAAGGTGCTGCTGCCTCAACAAACTCACGAACAGAGTATTGCTGTCCTGTTGCAATTACATAATCATCAGGTTCATCTTGCTGCAACATCAACCACATCGCTTCAACAAAATCTTTAGCGTGTCCCCAATCGCGTTTTGCATTTAAATTCCCGAGATATAATACACTTTGTTCCCCAGTTGAAATGCGTGATAATCCGCGAGTGATTTTTCTTGTGACAAAAGTTTCTCCTCTTCTAGGGGATTCGTGATTGAAAAGAATTCCAGAATTTGCATGTAATCCATAAGACTCTCTGTAGTTTTTGACGATCCAGTATCCATAAACTTTTGCAACTCCATAAGGTGAACGAGGATAAAATGGTGTGGTTTCTGATTGAGGAATTTCTTGCACTTTACCATACATTTCGGATGTAGATGCTTGATATATTCTAGTTTTCTTTTCCATACTCAAAAGACGAACTGCTTCAAGAATACGAAGAGTTCCAAGTCCATCAACTTGACCTGTATATTCTGGAGTTTCAAAAGAAACTTTTACATGACTCTGAGCACCAAGATTATAAATTTCATCTGGTTGAACTTGCTGAATGACTCTTACAAGGTTCGTAGAATCTGTTAGATCTCCATAATGCAACTTAATGTCTTTGTAAATATGATCAATTCTATGAGTATTAATAAGAGAACTCCTCCTAACAATACCATGAACTTCATAACCTTTTTCCAAAAGTAATTCGGCAAGATACGATCCGTCTTGCCCCGTAATGCCACTAATTAATGCTACTTTCATAAAGTATAATATGAATTAACAAATTATAGCAAAAAAGGTAGGTTTAATCAACCTACCTCTTCATACATTTTATTCAGATGTAATAACTGAGCGGGAGTTATCCCATCCGCACCAGGGTTGTTAGCGTGTCTCCATCACGGGCATTTTTAGGTTGACTCCACCAGTTCTTTTATAGACTCTCCGTGTCTATTCTATTAAGAAACTTCAATTGTTTCTAAATCTTGATAGAGGTACTCCATAAGCATTTCATAATCGTCAAGGGGATCTCCAGAAAATACTACCCCCTCATTTTCGTAATAACGTCGAACTTTTTTATAAAGTTTAGGACTTTTTACATCAAGGTAGATTTCACCGTTAGCAGCAAGGCGAAGAGTGCTAACATCTTTCTTGAATTTTTGAATCAGAGACATTTGCTTGAATTGTTTACTCTAGTATTATAGAGGATAAGTCGGAGTTGGTCAAGTTGTCCAATTTTTAATCTGGACAGTCGGGATGATAGGATTCGAACCTACGGCCACTCGCTCCCAAAGCGAGTGCTCTACCAAACTGAGCTACATCCCGATAAATTATACTGGTGTACTAAAAGTTATTTTACCCCCTCTACACCACATAGCAGCTGTTGGAGCATCATAATCATATAATAAAGTATATTTACTATTACTCAAATAATAAGGTCCATCATCAATTAAACCTTGCCAACTATAACCTCCATTAATATCATTATATAAAGATCTTTCACCATCAAGGGGCCATATGTCAAGACTGTATCCAGTATTTGGATATTGTGTGGAAATATTTTGAGTTCTAAAAGTTATATAATGATTTGTATCGGTAGTTGAAGAGTATACTTTATACCCATTACTAGAATCTGGTGTAAAAGTTATAGTTAAACCGCCTACAGTTCCACTAACAGAAGTTGGTTGAGCATTTACTGGTGCCGACGTTAACAGTGAAACTTCTAACGTACCAGTCCATCCAAATCCCTCTTGCAAAGGATTTCCTACATCAGTCTCAATAGTATAATTAATTGTTACCATTTTTTTTTACTTATTTTTCTTTATGTATATAGGCAATTCCCATAATAGGAACTACAATTATTCCAAATCCACATAGACCTAACCATAATGGACTATTTGCAAGTGCTTCTACTGCGTGAAAAATCACCTTCCCCTCCAATTCTTATATTCAAAATAAAAATATTGATCTACCTCATTTAAACCTGCCAAAGGAGCATGTACACCCCACTCAGACCATTCTAAACAGAACTGTTTGATATCGTGATTGTTGATGATTGAATGTCCATATATTCTCACAAAAGACGACATAGCAAAATGATACTTCTTATTATGGGTAGGCATTATGAAGTCCCCAGTTTATGAAGATTGCTATAAGACCAAAAATACAAAGTGTAGAAAATGCTGTGTTTAACATTACATTCCTCCGTTTCTGAATCCAACTATGTAACCAATAATAAGTCCGCACATAAATGCAACGAACATATAAAGCATATGAGATAAAAACTCAATAAATATTATCCAATCCGTCGTCGTCATCATCGTCTTCGTATCTTGATGGTTCTTCAAAAAGTTCATCCATTTTTTGACGTAAAACTCTTTGTTGTAGTTCTCTGATATCATCTTCCGTAAATCTTACCACTAGTAACGGGTCTCCTGCTTTAACGTCGTTAAGTTCGGGGTGTTTTACTTTTGGGTTTTTCGAATACCCATAATGAGCATTCATAATCATCCATCCTTGCACCATCATAGTTAATGATATTATAACAAGAACAAACCAAGGAACTAAAAATATTAGTTCAGAGTGATGTTCAACCATGGAAATATTGGCGGAATTACTCCAATAAGTCTTAAAAGTCCCTCAGCAAATAAAGCAAGAACCACCCAACCGACACACATACTAATGATGCTAGCATTACGGTTGTGTTTTCTGATAGCTGCATCAATCATCTCCTGAACTTCAGAACGTGTTACATAATCATCATCAAATGGTTCCATCATTTCTCATCTCCAAGAAACTTTGCCAAGGGGTCTCTTCGGGTTTTAACAATTTCAACTGCTCTTTTATAGAACATATTATCAGTGTTACCAGACTCCTCGAATGTTGCCTTGATCTTCACCCAGTTGTTATAGGTGTGCTGATCCATAGGTTATTGGTTGAATACTACTAGTTATACTAGTCAGTACTTCCAACTTGTCAAGTTTGTGTTGATACAAAAATATAGATTAAGAAATTCTAAATTTTTGTAATATTTGTAAACGGAGAAGGTGGGATTCGAACCCACGGTGCTATTAACACGCTTGTTTTCAAGACAAGTTCCTTAAACCACTCGGACACCTCTCCAAAAGTCCTTATCGGACTTCGAAATCTAAACGCCTTACTTTACGTTGACGCCTTGCTTCTTGCCAGGCAATATCTTCACTTGTAAAAACACTTGATTTTGTTTTGGTATTTATAGAGTTTAGCATTACAACCTGCGATAAGTCAAGTGCCGAGATCTTATCTCCACGAATGGTTGCCATATTCGGACATCCGCATGTTACGGTTTTATTCTGATGCCCCTCTATCTCCTTTCCACAGGAGCGACATCTAATCTTTATATTTTCCATAATTATTAAACTA